TTAGGGCTTCCAGCAGTTCTTCCATCTTGCATTTATCATCTCATCTGTTACTGGTCGCCTGGCCGTTCCACCTGAGTGCGGCGTTACCAAAACGCTTGCGCCTGTGAGCGTTACACTTTCAACACTCCTCACAGCCTGAACATAAGTTCTTGCACCGTTTGTAATTGAAAATATTTTACTTGAAAAAGGGATCGGCCAGTTAAACTTGGTAATATCAATAGTTCCCTGAGCTACACTTTCAGCGTCACTTATTACAGAAACCCACTGAAAAATCAGACCATTTGGTAATTTAGTCCATCCATTACCCCCGAGGGATGAGGAAAATAGAGACATGTCGGGAATCTGATTAACACCCGAACCTACAGTCCTTTTTGCAGCATTTCCCAGATCATCTTCTGTTGTTATTTTATTCCATGCAGACCACTTTTTCTCAGCAGAAAAATATAACCTCCGATAAATGTCAACAGCATTATATAATGAAAACTCCTGTGTACAGCCGTCATTTCCATTCGCACCATTACGAAATATATTAATGTTACCGGCATGTCCTTCAACAGGATAATTCAGTGACATTTTACAAAATTTATTAATTGACTGAAAGTATGCTCCGGGAAAAGTCATACTATTAAGATTGACGTTTTCTAAAATACTGTTAGTACTTGCGTGGAAAAAACCTGCCCTTAAACGACCTTCAGCACTACCCAACCCAAGGTTATTAACGAATGCATCGGAATTTGCAATATCCGCACCATTTTTCGCAATATCCATTTTCCCAGCAAGCCCATCGTCAACATATTTACGCGTTGCCAGCACCACCGATGGGTCGATTTTTAATATTACCGCCTCGGTACTGCTGACAATCAGGATCATGCGCACTGTCTGGGTCCGGCCACTGCCCTCCTGCAGCTGCGGTTTATAGGTTTCCGCACAGTTTGCCACGGCGATTAGCGCGTTATCAGCGTCGAACAAACCGATCTCACGGATCCAATAGCCCCCCTCACTTTCCGGGATAATCTGCTCGGCAACGATTTGGCTGCTGTTTACCGGATCAACGCTCAGTGAATTGAGCGGTGCGCGGCGCTTTTCACCAATCAATGCCGTCTGTTTCGCGCCGGGCGTTGGCAGCGTGCCGCCGCCATCACCAACCGCCATCTGCGTGATCTGCAGTTTTGTACCCAAAGCCGTGGCATTTGCCAGTTTTGCTGCACCGATATCGGTGAGCAATGCGTAGTATTTTGTCGTCATGCATTTACTCTCAGGTTGTCGATAATATGAAGTGCAGCACCGCTGTAGCGGTAGCCGCCCGTGGTAATAACTTCTGGCGTGTAGGGGTAAACCGTCAGTTCATCTCCGCTGTAACAGGCAGCTGCCGCCCATAGCTCCCCGCTGGAATCCAGGTTGATAGTCAACCCGGTGAGTAGACGGCTGACGGGCTTTGCGTCGCTAATCAATCGTTCCAGCTCGTTGTACATCTCCTCGGTAATGCCGGTTTCCAGCACACCGACGTCCAGCCTGAAAGTGCCAGGTGCGGCGTTGTTCTGCCACCACTCGGTAATGCGAATGAGATAACCCAGCGGCTCGACCACGCGCCGGATCGCGGCGATGGTGCCCTTTCGGCGGTGAACGAACTGTGCGGACGCCACCACGGCACGCTTTGTCTCCTCCGGCCAGGTCTGATCCCAGCGGTCAACGGACCAGGCCCAGGCCAGATAGGGCAACAGCGCGACCGGACAGGTCTGCGGGTTCCACAGGGTGCGCAGCGGCACCGGTAACTGCTGAAGATGGGCGCAGGCTTCGGCGGCAGCCACCTCCAGTGGCGACGATCCGGCGGGCAGCAGACGATCACTCATCGGAGCCTCCCACACGGATCCGGTGGCCGGTACACCAGCCTGCCTGGGTTTTATCCAGCACCACGTCGCGTGCGGGCTGAGTCAGCTCCACTCGTTGCACCCCTTCAACGTGCAGCGCAGCAAACAGCGCCGACTGGCGGATATCGCGCCCCAGACGGCTCTGGGCGGTGACAAAGGCAGCCAGCCGCGCTTCTGCCGCCGCGCGGATGGGTTCCGCTTCCGGGCCGGGATAGAGGTACAGCGTGGCATCCACGCTGTACTCCACGATAGCCGCCGACCGCACGCTGACGCGGTCAGCGACCGGGCGGACATTTTCATCATTCAGCGCGATATTGACCGCCGCCAGCACCTCCGCACTGGCCTCGCCACGACCTTCGCGTGACAGCACAGTGATCAGCACTTCTGCCGGGGCCGGACTGGTCGCACTGACATCAGCCACCCGCCCGTCAGCGCTGCGGGCGTGGTACTCATAGGCCCCACCCGGACCGGCCACGCTCAGTCCCTCAAAAGCCTGAGCGATACGCAGACGGAAATCGTCGTCGCTCTCAAGTAACGCGGGTACGGGTGGCCGGGTACTGTTATCAGCGGGCCTCAGGACCAGACGGGTCACGCCATTGTTGATACCGAGCTGGTCGAGATCGCTTCCCGTCGCGAAGGCCACCATCGTGCCTTTCGCGGCCTCATTAATCCGCTGCCGCAGGATCAGTTCGCGATAGGCATTCTCCTCCAGCAGCTTAACAATGGGCTCAGACTCCAGTTCAAGAGTGCGGGTGATGACCGCCTGCTGATCGGCCGGATAGAGCGCAATCAGACGGGTTTTACGCGCCTGAAGCAGCGTTTCAAAATCCAGCGCTTCGACGATGTTCGGCGCAGGTAACTGACTTAAATCAATGGTGGCCATAGTAGTTAACTCACTGGAATGGATAAGGAAAAAGTGGACTGATTGCTGGTACCGCTCAACGCGACCTCCATGCGGCCGTCAAGACCCGGCTGGTAGCTGATGCTGTCGAGGGAGATGCGCGGCTCCCAGCGCAGCAGCGCCATGTAGCAGGCTGACATAATCTGCAGACGCAGCGTCTCGTTCTGCGGCTGGTCGATCAGCGCCGACAGCAGCGATCCGTAGTCGCGGCGCATCACCCGTGATCCCTGCGGGGTCAGCAGAATATCGCGCACCGACTGGCGAACATGATCGATATCCGCCAGCTGCAGGCCGCTGTCGCGCTGCATGCCTGACCAGGTTGCTGTATTCATCACTGTGGCCCCGCTGTTTTGCTGCCACCGCTCTCGACACCCGCGTGAACGTGGCTGTGGACGACGATACCGTTCGAAGAGAAGCTGCCGCCGCTGTGGCTGATCGTGCCCTGTAGCGTGCCCCCCTCGCTGAGCACAAAAGTTTTCGCCTTCAGCTGCTGAGTGCACTCCACCAGCGGGCTGTCGAGGGTGATTTTTACCGCCGCCCGGATGCTGGCCGACTGGATACCGCTGGCTGTCAGCGCACCGCTCTGCGGTTCGTAGGCGATCTGCGCCCCGTCCGGGAACTGCCAGCACACCGCATCCTGCGATGCCGAAGGCGGCGGGAAAGCATCAGAGAAGATCCCCGGCAGGACAAAGGCGGTGGTCAGTTCACCGCTCAGCGCCAGCAGCAGCACCTGCTCACCCGGTGAGGGCGCATGCCAGCTGCGAACCTGGCCCGCGCTGCTGCTCAGCCACGGCAGCCAGCCGGTGAGGTTGCCGTCGCTCTTTACCCGGCATCGCGCCCGGGGAAGATCGACCTCGCTGACCGTACCGATGCGCAACAGGTTGTTGAGCTGGCGGCGGGTTTCCACGACAAATTCATTCATTGCGTACTCCTTCTGGCTTTCAGACTGCAGGCCATTCACTGACCAGCTGATGGTTGATATAGAGCTGCCACGGGCGGGACACGGCTTCCGGCACCGCCGGCTCCGGCAAATGGGTCACACTCAGGGCCCCGTCGCTTTCGCTGACCAGCACGCGCTCGGTCAGCGGGATCACCAGGCTGAAGTCGCCGTTAACGCTGCTGCTGAACACCATGCCGTTTTCACGTCTGGCCGGCGTGGTCATCAGGTCGGGTTGATTTTCCCGCAGCCACAGCAGCAGGGAGACCACCAGGGCATCCCGGTCGTCGCCGGCGTCGCTGACGGTAATGCGCAGCGGGTACTGGTATTCAAAACTCAGTGAGGCAGCGGGCGTACAGACCACCCTGCCCTGCTCCAGCGAAAGGGTCAGCCGTTCAGGGTGATTCTGCAGGTCGGGTACGCGGGCCAGTAAGGCCTCGCGCAGTCGTTTGGGTTTTAACATCATGTTGCTCCTGACACTGTTTAAGGGTTTCGACTTGCAGGCCGCACGTCAGTAGCGCCTGCTCCAGCTGGCGGATCGCCGTCAGCAGATCCCCCTGCGTCTCTGGCTGAACCGCCGGTACCGGACAACTGCTGATGACGGGACAACCACGCCAGATAATCACTGGCGGTGGCGAAAGCGGGGTGCTGCTGCAGCCGGATAATCCCGTCAGGCAGAGCAGCATGGCTCCAGTTTTGTAGTGCCTCATTGCTGTGCAGGACCCTCTGATCGTTGACATATTGTTTCAGGGTGATATCGCCGGCCCTGAGCAGGGACTGGCGCAGCGTGCGCTCGGCCTCGGCCTGGCGGGAGATATCCGCTTTCAATTGCCTGATGACGGCGTTTCGCTGATCCACCCCCGCGTGGAGCACGGCGTTACGCTGCTGCAGTTCGATGCGCTCACGGTAAAGAATGGCCAGCCAGCGCCCGCCGCCACCCAGCGCGATCAGCAGCGTCAGCACCAGGGTTATCCATAATCGGGTCATCCCACCCCCTTCAGGCACAGGGCGCGTTCAGCGCTTCTTCGCGCCTCAATTCCCTTATTACGTACGCCCGCGACATACACCCAGCGCATCAGCTGATCGCAGGCTGCCCGCCACTGCTGCTGATTGATCAGCCGGGCATAGGTGGAGCGACAGACCGCGCTCACGCCGACGTTAAAGGCAAAGGAGACCGTGGCGTCCCAGACCCCCTGCGGCATCGTCACCTGCAGGCAGCGGGCGATACCGCGCTCTACCCGCTGCACGTCATCAATCAGATTGACCGCTACCTGACGCTCACTGACCGCCGTCACGGGCGTCACCCCCCGGGTATGGCCGATACCGTTCGTCCAGACACCCGCACTGCACTGATACGGTGAAGTCCGGCAGCCCTCGGCACTGGCCAGCAGCTGCAGGCCCTCGCCGGAGATCTGCAGCGTGGAGAACGACGGCAGCGTGACGGCCAGCGCCAGTACAATCAGCACCGCACATTTTTTAGCGGGTGAATTCATCTTCGCTCCCGTTTCTCTGTCGCTGTTGCCACAACCGCCAGGTCTTACGGCGGTAATGCCAGTTGATAAAGAAGTTCGCGATGTTGATGCACAGCGTCACCACAGCCACCAGCGCACCCACCATAAAGGCGATGTCCTGTACGGTGTGCCGGCTGGCCCACATCATCATCACACTGGTGAAATAGCCGATCAGTGAGCTGCTTTTCTCCATCGGTCAGCTCCACAGATTGAGCGTTTCGTGGGTGGCAGAAAGGGAGAGCGACGGAAGCTCAATCGGATAACCGTGAGGCAACCGGGCTCCCTGTTCAGCCAGTCCGCGATTCGCGGCATAAACGGCTTCCACCACCTGCCGCGTGCGGCCATAGTGGCGAAAACAGATCTCATCGACGCAGTCATCCTGCAGGGCATAAATTTTCATTTTTCACTCCCCCGTAGCGGGTATTACGCTGACAGAAACGGCCGGGAAAGAGGTTGGGGTGATGACTTCCGCTTCCCAGTGCCGGGTAATCTCAACCAGTGTGCGTTCTCAACTTATGGCGCTCAATTGGGGGGTGTTGTAGGACAGGTGTGACAACGTGCCCCCCCCTGTCCGGGACGAATACGGGCGGTATTCAGCCACCGGCGGCGGTAAGATGGGGGCAACAGACATAAAAAAAGCCCCCATAAAGGGAGCTTGAGCAGAACAGAATGCAGGAGGATATTTCAGGGACGGGCACGCAGTGAACAGAACGCCCGGACGGCAAATAACACGCGGATCGCGTGCTTAAAAAGCGTTAACGTTCGGTATTAGGGGGGGAAAAGACAACGGAGAACTGGCCATTTTTCAGCTCTATACCGCTGGCAAGATCCGCGATCAAATGCAGCGCAATCTCACGATCCCGCTCCCTGCAAACCCCTTCAGAGGTTAATCTTGCTATCAGTTCTACGCGCTCCAGAATCACGCTTTCGGCTAATTCTTTGTCCACAACTCCCCCTCCTTTTCACTGTACATACATACAGTATCATAGCACTTACCAATAAGAAAAGTTTTTTACGTGTACCTGCAACAATGTTTATCACACTGATAATTATAAAAATAATAAATTTCCCCCACCTTGTCCTGCCTGTAGGGATTGAGGCGTTGCCACTCTTTTTTGAGAGGACAGAGAAGAGATGTGACGGTGAAAAACGGGAATTAACGGGCGCTTAATTAATTAGCGACACTCATATTCAGGCCGCGCTGGCCGTGGATGGAGAGGCGCATTCACTTAAGATGAATTGCCGGGCTGGGGAAGGAAAACCGATGGTGTTACGGGTTGTAAAAATGGCCTCCATCGGGCAAAATCTCATAGAATTCCTGTTCTCTCTATCCTGATGTGCCCTTAAAGCTACAATAATAAATTGCGCACTCCCCAAAAAATGAAATCACCAGGAGTATGAGAGTGAGCCTAAAAATCGACTTTCAGAATGGCGCAAAAGAGGTGCTGGATCGCGTACTCCAGGCCTACGGATTTTCGACGAAACTGGCGCTGGCTGAACACCTCGGCATTGCCAGTAGCAGCCTGGCTAATCGCTATTCGCGCGGTCATTTTCCCTCTGACATCGTGATCCGCTGCATGGCCGATACGCAGGCCTCATTACAGTGGCTGGCAACCGGTGAGGGAGAGTCTCCGTCGGCCACCGCAGTAACGGATGCTCCACAGGCATCGCCGTCAGCGCATCTCCTGTCGCTCCCCCGCCAGCGTCTGGACGGCGGGAAACTGACCGATCTGACCGACATGACGCTGGAAGCGGCCTTCTTTGAAGGCTGGTCCATCATCCCCGAACGGCCGCTACTGGTGATTGATGGCCAGCAACAGTTCATCGCCGAGCAGCTGTTCAGCGAGATCCAGGACGGTGACTGGCTGGTGTCGCTGGAGGGCCAGGTCAGCGTCCGCAGTCTCACCCGTATTCCTCCGGGACGGGTGCGGGTGGCCAACGGCCAGCAGCAGTTCGAATGTGGACTGAATGAGATCATCCCCCTGGCCCGCATGGTGATTGCCTGCCGCCCGGTGTAATAACGATAAAGTACAAGGCCACGTCCTGTGGCCTGACGAACGGCGTTATCCCTGTGTCAGTGTCCCCTGCCATGGCCACTGATTGAGCTGAATTCCCCGTTTTTTCGCGCCTTCACCAAAATCATGCAGCAACGCTTTGACGTCCGGGTCGATATATTCTGCGCTATCGTGATCCACAATCACCACGCTGTTCTCCGGGATCTCCGCCAGCAGCCCCTTCAGGCGCGGATTGTGCATAAAGGTCAGGTTCTGCTGGAAGCGCAGAACATAATGGTCATCGTAGCGCGTCAGCAGCATGGCATTACGGTGGCTTTTATAGATGCTGAACAGGATCTGCGTCGCCAGGCCGATACCAATTCCCGCCAGCATACCGAACATCAGAATACCGCCAATCGTGGCAAGGAACGGCACCGACTGCGGCGCGCCCTGCCGGATCTGCGAGACAAACAGTCCCGGCGTGGCCAGCTTGTAGCCGGTATACAACAGAACGGCGGCAAGGCTCGCCAGCGGGATAGCATTCAGCACCCCGCTAAACCACAGGCCACACACCAGCAGCAGCGCGCCATGAAGCAGGATCGACAGCTTGCTCTGCGCGCCCGCGCTGACGTTGACCGAACTGCGCACGATCACCGCAGTAATGGGCAGGCCACCGAGAAAACCGGACAAGGCATTACCGATCCCCTGGGCGCGCATCTCTTTATCCGGTGACGGGGCCGGATGCTGCGGGCGCAGCTTTTTCAGCGCTTCCTGACTGAGCAGGGTTTCCAGGCTGGCCACAATCGCCAGCGTGGCGGCAATCAGATAAACCGCTGGGTTCTGCCATGCCTGCCAGTCCGGCCGCTCCAGCTCGCTGGTCAGAGCCGCAACGCTGTCAAAGGTGGGCAGAGAGATTCGCGGCAGACCGGACGCGAGGTCGGGGAAAAAGCGCCCCCCCAGCACCGTGGCCAGGCAGCCCAGCAACACCGCCATCAGCGGGCCCGGCATCCAGCCCAGCCAGCGGTTATTTTTGACGGTTTTAGTGGTCCACAGCCAGAGTACCAGCAGCCCGGCAGACGCCACGGCGATCGCGGGCAGAGAGATATTCAGCGACCCGCCGTTCAGCAGTGAGGTCAAATCGCTTTCACCTGCCGCCCCAAGGGCAACCGGGATTTGCTGAATGATCAGCAGGATGCCGATCGCGGCCAGCATCCCCTTGATCACACTGCCCGGTACCAGGGTAATAAAACGTCCGGCACGCAGCGCCCCCATCAGGAACTGCAACACACCGGCTATCATCAGCGCCAGCAGCAGGGCTGAAAAGGATCCCAGCGTCTCGACAGCCCCGGTAACAATCGTGACCAGCCCGGCAGCCGGGCCGCTGACCGCAAATTTTGACGGGCTGAAGGTGGTGACCACCAGCCCCCCTATCACCCCGGTCAGCAGGCCGACAAACGGCGGCAGCCCGCTGGCCTGGGCAATCCCCAGGCATAAAGGGAGCGCCACCAGAAACACCACCAGCCCGGCGGGAATATCCTGACGTAAGGTCTTCATATTCAT